GCAGACTCTTAACTGATTTTGCTGAATCGGTTGGTAACAGAGTTCTGACTATTGATGATTTTAGTGACACCTTTAACAACAACCCAAGATCTACTCCATATAACGATGTCTTTAGACAAAGGTTGGCTGATGGCAGAGCTCAAAGATTTATCGCCTATGTGCAGGATAGACTCTACACTGGAGAAAGACAGATCTCAGTAATCAACGGTCTTCATGACTCTGGTCGAGGATTATCAATGCTTAACCAGTATGGCGATGTAGATACTGTACTTGATTTGGGATCTTTTGATTACGTCATTGATGGTGCTGATAGCGTTCTTCGTTATTATCCTAATAAGTTTGAACTGAACAATTATAATGTAATTGTTTTCAGTTTCAATCTTGATTCTAGTACTTTAGGATTTACAACGGATACAGTCTCTTCTGGTAGTGCGGTAATTGGCGAATCTACAGACCTTATTGGTGGTCTTGTTAGTATTGCATCGTCTTCTGTTGAAATTGCTGGTGGTGCAACAGGAAATATTGCAGTTATGGCGGGAATCGGAACCACGATTGCTGGAACCAGATCAGCAAAAGTTTTTGTTACCGCACAAGGTAGTGACGGCAGTGTTGAATATGACGAAGTTACTGTGGTTCATGATGGTACAAATGTCAATGTCATGGAATATGGTCAGTTGACAATTCACTCTCGTGATTCATTCTCTACTGGAAGTAATATTGGCACATATGAGGCTACAATTGATTCGGATAACACTCTAAATCTAACTTATACACCAGATGCTGGTATAAGCACAGTGAGTGTCAACACATTAGCAATTGGTCTTGGTACAGAGAATTACACTGGTATTGGTACATATGAATTATCATTTAGTTCTATTGAAGCAAAAACAACCAGCATAGGTTCTACATCAGCACCTGTTGAAGTTGGTATTGCGAGTTATAGTGACACATATGATGCTGCATATTGCTTCATTCAAGTTTCTGATACTACAAATGGAAGATATGAAGTCTCTGAGGTGATTGTCATTGATGATTACAACGATGAAAATCCAGAAACTGTTCAACTTATTGAATATGGAAATGTGCAAGTTGGATCTGGTGCTTTTGCTGGACTTGGTACAGTCAGTGCAAGAAGAGCTGATGATGGATCTAATTACACTGAGGTTACATTTACACCTGATGCAAATGCGGATGTTGAAGTCAAAACTATTATGACCGCATTGAGACCCGAAGAAAATACTTCGGTGACTCCTGGTGGTAGAGCGGCAGGTGGAGAATCTCAAATTACATTTGGTGAAAATGCCAGTATTGAAAACGGATTTAGTCTGTATGAAGGAACTTTAACTACTATCAAGAGACAGTTTAACTTACAGCACAATTCTTTAGATATTTTTAGAAGAAATATCGATGGTTCTTCTACAAATATCGTTGATTTGTCTGAAAACACTCTTACGATTCCGAATCACTTCTTTGTCACTGGTGAAGAATTAGTATACGCTCCTTCTACAGGAATCGGAACCCATACAATTGGTATTGCAAGAACAACATTTGTTGGTGTTGGTTCCACAACTCAATTACCATCATCCGTATTTGTTATCAAGCAAAGTGACAATAAAATCAAGTTAGCAAGGTCTGCAGAGGATGCTCTCAAGAGAATTGCAGTTCCCTTGGATCTGACTAGCGTTGGTGTTGGAACCTCTCATAGTTTTACTTCTAAGAATCAAAATCAAAAGGTTCTTATTTCGATTGACAATGTTATTCAGTCCCCAGTTGCTGGAACTTCAGTAACCACTTCGTTGGCAAAATCTGTTACTATTTTAGAAGACATAATGACATTTAGTGGCATTACTTCATTCTTTGGTGCAGATTATGTGAGGGTTGGAGCTGCAGACACTGGTGAAATCATGAAGATTCTGGGTGTTGGTATTGGCACAACAAACGGGATCAAGGTTCAAAGAGGGTGGATGGGAACTAACATCGTTGGACACTCAACTGGAGCTCTGGTTACTAAAATTAGAGGTAATTATAATATTATTGATAACTATCTCAACTTTATTGAGGCACCAAATGGTAAAAATCCAATTGGAACTGTAACTAACCCACCATCGGAAAGAGATTTTACTGGTATAACAACATCTGCAAGTTTCAATGGAAGAGTCTTTACAAGATCAGGTGTAGTTGGAAGTTCTGATGAGACTTATGCTGATAATTACCTTTATGATGATATTTCGCAGCAATTTACTGGTCAAGACAAAGACTTTAATCTAACCGTAAGTAACGGAACTAATGTAACTGGTGTATCTACAAACAATGCCATATTATTGATTAATAGCATATTCCAGTTACCAGGAAGTAACGGAGATTATACTCTTACGGAATCTAGCGGAATTTCTTCCATAAGATTTACTGGAACTGCAAGTTCTGTTTCCTATGATGTCAATAATGCAAATATTCCTGTTGGTGGTGTTATTGTTTCTGTTGGATCTTCTGCAGGATTTGGTTATCAACCGCTTGTGTCTGCAGGAGGAACGGCCATTGTTTCCGCTGCGGGAACAATCACATCAATTTCAATTGGAAATACTGGTTCTGGATACAGAAGTGGAATTCAAACAGTAAATGTTGGTGTTGGGACATCTTCGACTGGAACTGCAAATATTGAATTTATTGGAACCGCTGCGATAAGTGGTGGTCATATTGTTAGTGTTGCAATTACGAATCCTGGCACAGGTTACACAACTACAAACCCACCATATGTGGTATTTGATGCACCTCTAAATTATGACAATATTCCACTTTCTTACTCTTCAGATTCTCCAGGAACTGGTGGAGCACAGGCAACAATTGATGTTGTGGTTGGTCAAGGTTCAAGTGTGATTGAATTTAGTATCTCGAACACAGGATATGGTTATGGAGTTAATCAAATATTGACACTTCCAACTGGTGGAGCAACCGGTATCCCAACCACATCTTCTTCCGATTTTGAAGAATTTAAAATCACGATTCAAGAAACTGATGGTGATATATTTACAGCATGGTCTGTTGGTCAACTTCAAGTTCTTGATAATTTCTCAAACCTCTTTAATGGATCTAGAAAAACATTCCCATTAACCTTAGATGGAAATGCATTCTCTATTCAAGCTCTGCCTGGATCTTTGGTAAAAGTTCAAGATACTTTACTTATTTTTGTTAATGATATTTTACAAGTCCCAGGCGAATCTTATTTCTTTGAAGGTGGTAGTAATATAACTTTTGAGGAAGCTCCTAAAGTTGGAGATTTACTTAAAGTTATATTCTATAGAGGAACTGGTGGTGCTGACGTTGTTGATAGAGAAATTATTGAAACTGTTAAAGTTGGTGATGATTTGACGATTGGATATGATCGTGATCTCAAACAGACTCCTCTCAATCTTAATCAAACTAAGTTCTTACAAGAGGAAACTCGCACAGTCAGCGAAGTTACTTCCACAAGTTCTGTTGATACCAATCCATATGATGGACGTGGTTTAAGTGGTAACACTAGAATGACTAGACCAGTTAAATGGTGTAGACAAACTGAGGACAGAGTTGTTGGTGGTAAGGAAATTAGTAAAAATAGAGAACTTTATAATGCCAATATTTTCCCAACAACATATCTCCTCAAGTCTGTTGGTATTGGTTCAACAATCGTTAATGTTGACAATGTAAGACCATTCTTTAATGCCAAGAATGAAAATAAAGTCAGCACCGACTTCCAAAAAGATATTGTAATTATTGATAAGTCGGAGAAAGTTTCTGCAGCAGCAACCGCAGTTGTAGGGGTTGGAACCACAGTTACCTCTATTGTTATTTCTGAGGGTGGTAAGGGTTATACTAGTGCTCCTCTCGTTTCTATTCAAAATCCAGTCGGATTGGGAACAACACAAAGAGCAACAGCTACAGCAACAATTTCTGGTGGAACAGTAACTTCCATCTCTGTTGATACTGGTGGAACTGGATATGCACAAACAACACATCCTCTTGTTCTTATTGGACCTCCAACGTTCTTGACAGAAACAAACACGATTGATTCTTACGCTGGAGACTTTGGTATTATTACTGGTATTGGAACAACTTCACTCGCAGGAGTTGCTGTAACGGGTCTCGTACTTGATCTTGTTATTCCTGTTGATTCATTCCTCAGAGATGCTGACATTACTCAACCAAACGCTATTACTGCCAGTGGAATTGCTACAGGTGATCTCTTTACAATTAGAAATTCAAATGTTGGACATGGTTTGACATCTCTAGATGATAGTAATGGAGTTGTTGGTGTTGGAACAACATACATTGATGGAGTCTTCAGAGCCGCTCACGTTACCACTGGTGTTACAACAGATACTCCAGGATTTGGTTCAACCACAGTAACTCAGGTTGTTGTGAGTGTAAATAGTTTGAATGGATTAACCGGTTTAGCAGCAAGTAGTTTCTATGGTGAATATAGTTGGGGTAAACTGACACTCACCGATAGAAACAAAAATCAAGCATATACGGTGAATACTTCTAATGGTATTACTGGTATCGAGACTGGACCTGTTATCAACAGAGCAAAATCCTTAAAAGTTAAAAGTTACTCTACGTAATTCCTACTAAATAAAGAAAAATCTACTAAAATGGCTGCAATTATAACTGATCAGATCAGAATATTGAATGCAAAGAATTTTGTAGCGGGTGTGACGACATCTGATAATTCTTATTATGCGTTTGTCGGATTACCCAATCCTACAAGTATTCAGTCAGATTGGGATGATGATCCCCCTGGGCCAACTGATAATTTTAGTTCATTGAACGATGTTTGGGACACAACCATCGCAATGAAGAAGATAACGAGTGAAGATATAAAACAGGTAGTAAGAAAACTGAATTGGTCTTCAGGAACAACATATGATTACTATAGACATGACTATAGTATCACTAACGTTCCATCAAACGCTAGTGGAACTGCTTTATATTCTGCAAATTACTTTATTGTCAATAGCGACTATCGAGTTTATATCTGCTTGGATAATGGAGAAAATCCAGAAAATCCAGATGGTAGACCATCTCTTGATGAACCAACTTTTACTGATTTAGAACCAAGAGCTGCTGGAACTAGTGGAGATGGATATATTTGGAAATATCTCTATACGATTAAACCATCGGAACTGATTAAGTTTGATTCTACAGAGTATATGCCAGTTCCCTTAGATTGGGAAACTAGCACTGAAAACGCTGCTGTCAGAGATAATGCTATTGATGGTAGCATCAAAACGGTCATCATTAAAAACAGAGGAGTTGGATTAGGAACTGCAAATAGAACGTATACCAGAGTTCCAATTAAGGGTGATGGAAGTGGTGCTGAGTGTACTGTTGTAATTAACAATGATCAGCAAGTTGATAGCGTAACTATCTCGAATCAGGGTAAAGATTACAGTTTTGGAAATGTAGATTTAGTTGCTGGTAATGTTCCAACTGGAACCACAATCCCAACTCTTGATGTCATTATTTCACCTCCAGGAGGCCACGGAAAAGACATCTACAGAGAACTTGGTGCATCAAATGCACTTCTCTACGCCAGAATTGAAAATGATGATGAGAATCCAGATTTTATCACTGGTAATCAAATTGCAAGAATTGGAATTGTTAAAAATCCAAAAGCATATAATTCAACCTCCACTCTTTCATTATCAAAAGCAAGTGCTGTTTATGCGATTAGATTAACTGGTGCTGGGTATAGTTCGGCAACATTTACCGCAGACTCTTTGATTGAACAAACAGTTGGAACTGGGGTAACAGCAGTTGGAAAGGTTATTAGTTATGACCAAGTTACTGGTGTTTTAAAGTATTGGCAGGATAGAACTCTGGCAG